ACAACAGGGCGCGCCTCCGAAGTCGGCAGCGCATACACCGCTGAATACACCGCTGAATACACCGCTGCATACTGGGTTAAGGCCTTGGCGGCGGGAGGTCTAGCATTAAGCCTTGCTTATGTTGTTATGCTTGTGGACGCCGCCGAGGGTCAGCCTGTGCCGGAACTAAAATCCTCAGTCTACGATAAGAAGCTAAACCGGCTCGACCGGCGAGGGGTTGAGGCAGCCTACAGCTCTCGAGTTGCACTGCTGTTTCAGAATTGGATGACCGACACCAATCAGGCAAGTCAGGATAGAGCGCTTCGTGGACATAGGAATGCTAGGGAGATTTACATCAAGGTTATGTCTGGGATTGATGCTAGAGATCCCGAGGGAGCTGAGGAGAAGTAACATGCCAATAGGTATAGCGTTCTGGGTTATCATGCTGATTTGGTTGGTGTTCGGGCTCTTCGGGCCGATGCTTGGGTTCGCCCCGGCGCTTCACGCGACAGTGAGCACGGTCTTGCTATTCGTGCTATTCTTCCTTCTAGGATGGAAGGTCTTTGGGTTTATGTTCCAGAGCTAGGGGAGTCTAGAGATGCCGATCGCCGAGATCCAGATTTGGCCTATCGTACCAGAATACACCCTCGAGGTCACAGCGGTCATTACCTCCGTAGTTCCCGGACGCCCCCCGACCACTAAAGACGTAACAATCAAGGGTACAGGTAACTTACCAAGCAGGCGCGTCCCTCTAGAAGACGGCGATAGTCTCAAGATCGACGTCAAGCTCATCGGCACCCAGCAACTTGACCCTCAGCAGAGTTCTACGAGCGTAAAACCTAAGGCCTAAAATGACCCTACAGCCTAAAATATCTTCTGGCCACGGCCGCGATCCGAAGAACCCCTACCAGGGTCGGTGGAGGTGGTGGTATCCGGGCATCGCCGATTGGATTATTCGTAACCCAGAAGGCAAGTTGCAAGATTGTGCCGCCGAGCTTCAGAAGTCCTACAACACCATCGCCTTTATCGTCCGTACGGATATGTTCCAAGAGTATCTCGCGCAGCGTCGTCAACATTGGCAGAAAGACCACGACTTTACCATCATCAGCAAGGTAACGCGCGTAGCAGAGAAGTCTCTCGACTTGCTGTTGGATAAGATGGAGAAGCAAGCCGACAAAATCCCGATGCAACTCATAACTGAGGTCGCGACCTCAAGCCTCGACCGCCTGGGTTATGGCCCAAAGCCTCAGGGGGCGCAAGTTAATGTGAATGTGAACAATGGCCAACAAGTCGTGATGATGCCTATCTCGGCCGCGGCGCTCGAGGAAGCCCGCGACGCTATCCGCGTAGCGGAGCAGAAGAAAGCCGCCGAGGGCCGACAGACCTTAGACCTATTGCCTGAGCCCGCCGCCGAAGGCGGCAGCACCAACACTACGATTAACCAAGCAGATCTCTTCGATGAATGAGGTCATAGATCGAGATACGATAGTTAAGCTCTGTGCCACGAACTCAGAGCTATACGCCAAGACCTTCTTCCCGAAGGCCTTTAGACAGAACTCGCCCTCGTTCGCAAAAGAGATCTGGATTCCCCTCGAAGACCCAACCGTCCGCCTCGTCAACCTAATATGCTTCAGAGGTTCCTCAAAGACGACACGTCTACGGACGTTCGCCAGTAAGCGTATCGCCTATGGCATCTCGCGCACGGTCCTCTACATCGGCGCCTCTGAGAAAGACGCCATACGAAGCGTCCAGTGGCTCCGAACCCAAGTCGACCAAAACCGCCTCTGGTCCCAGACCTTCGGCCTCGCCCCGGGGCGCAAGTGGGAAGAAACCCAACTGGAAATTACTCACAAAGTCTTTAATCATACTGTTTGGGTTCTCGCTGCTGGTATCACTGGTAGTCTTCGGGGTATTAACTTTGACGACTATCGCCCCGACCTAATTATCATCGACGACCCCCAAACCGACGAGATGGCAGCTACGCTAGAGCAAAGAGAGAAAGTCACCGACCTAATTCTGGGAGCAGTAAGGAATTCGCTGGCTCCTCCTACGGAGGAGCCTAACGCTAAGATCGCTATGGCTATCACCCCTCAACATCCTGAGGACATAAGCCAGCAAGCCCTAAAGGACCCCCAATGGACGAGCCGCGTCTTCCCCTGCTGGACGAAGCAAACCATCGACCTCCCGATCGAAAGTCAGATGTCGAGTTGGGAAGAACAATTCCCAACCCTAACTCTCCGGCAAGACAAATCCCAGGCGCTTCAGAGGAACAAACTCTCGATCTTTTCGAGAGAGATGGAATGCAAATTGATAAGTCCGGAACTCTCTCAGTTCCGCCCTCAGTGGTTACAAATTCGAACGCTGCCGAATTCTGGACCTCGTGGCTGCTTTGCGGTTCTGGGGGTGGACCCAGTTCCCCCGCCAAGTGAACGCCAAATGTCCAAAGGCCTCCAGGGCAAAGACTGGGAGGCCCAATATGTTTGGGGCCGCCATAACGGTGAGTATCATCTTCTTGACTATGCTCGTAATCGCGGCCACGAACCCTCCTGGTCCGTTGCTACTGCTCTCGGGCTTGCTTATAAGTGGCGTGTCGGCAGGATTGTTGTGGATGCTGTGGCTTACCAACGGACGCTAAAGTGGCTCTTAGAGCAAGAGATGCGGCGGCGGCAAATATACTTCAGCGTGGTCCCCTTAGATGACAAAATGGCCAAGTTCGCCCGAATTACTAATGTCCTCAGTGGACTTTCAACCGCGGGGCGCCTCTGGATCGGACCAGAACATACAATATTTGCAGAGCAGTACGCTGCCTATGGCCCTACGTACTCAGGTCCCGATGACGATCTCGACGCATCTGCGATTGCACTCCAGGACCTATCCAATCCCTACCTCGAAAGGCTCTCGGAAGGCGCCTTAGAGCTTGAAGATAGCTCGGTGGAGAAGTTTGAGTTTCGTGGAGCTTGTCCCTAGATGGCCGACTATCCATCCCTAGGAGAGAGCTTAGGTCTGGCGGACGTGGGACGTTACCCAGCGCCGCGCGGTTTACCGGAAGACCCTCGCATACTTATGGGCTTAATGACCCCGCAGCAGATGCCAAATCTTAGTCGTCTGCCATTCAACTTCGACGCGTTCGCGGCGGCTCTAGCCGCCATGCCTATGTCGCAGAATGTCGAAGACCGACGCCATATGACCTCACCTCTCAATCCATTTACCAAAAAAGCGAGTCCTTGAATGCCCCGCTATTCAATTGACTTAGACACAAAGTCCGAGCTGCACAAGCGCCTCGTGAAGAAGATCAGCTCGCGCATCCGTCTGGCGGAGCAGGAGCATCAGGAAAAACGCCACAAATGGCGCGAAGCGGAAGAACGCACTCTGGCATTTCTACCCGAGAGTGAGGCCGACGGTGTGCGACGTAACAGGCGAACGGGGCGTGGTATGCCTCAGTACACCACCATCCAAATCCCATACTCTTATGCCGTCCTGATGTCCGCACACACATATTGGACCTCGGTGTTCTTCGCCCGTAGTCCAGTGCATCAGTTTCAGGGCCGCCACGGCGAAGGCGAACAACAAACCCAAGCTATGGAGGCCCTGATTGCGTATCAGGTCGAAGTGGGCCAATTTATGGGTCCGTATTATATATGGCTCTATGATGCTGGGAAGTATGGCGCTGGTATTATTGGTCAGTATTGGGACCGTCAGAAGTTGCACTACGGCAGCTTGGTAGAGATGCCCGATCCTAATACGGGTCAAGTGGGAATTTATCAAACAACACAGGAGATCGAGGGTTATGTCGGAAATACCGTATATAATGTCTCAGTATGGGACTTCATGCACGATCCCCGAGTCAGTCTTAAGAACTTTCAGAACGGAGAGTTCTGCTGCTGTCGAACGCGCCTGGGGTGGCACCGCATCGTACAACGTATGGACGCAGGATATTATGTTAAGGACCAAGTCAAGACCCTTAAGCGCAGAGTCCCTATAGATCGGGGTGTTTCGGAGGCGTCGGACCAATTACGTAGGCCGCACTTCGACCAAGCCCTGTATGGCGATAAGATGGATGACGAAGACCACCCGACCGGCTTTGTGGGATGGGAGTTTTATTGCGAGGTTATTCCAAAGGAGTGGGGCGTCGGTGAAACCACGTACCCCCAAAAGTGGTGCTTCACGATTAACGAAGAGTTAGATACGATAATCGGGGCGACGCCCCTGGGTTACTATCACTGCAAGTTCCCTTACGACGTACTTGAGGCGGAGATCGAGGGCTATGGACTCTTCACCCGAGGGATTCCGGAAATTATGGAGCCTGTCCAGAACACAATGGATT